AAGGCCGTATGAAAACCTTAACTATAGAAAGTGATAGAGCTAAAGAAACTATAGGGGCGGGCCTAGTAGATGCTATAACTATTTTAGGCGGCACTAATGGTATAGATACAGCTGCCGACAGTATGAAGCGGCTAAGTGATGAAACTGCTAACGCGCTTAGAGGTTTGGCTTTATTAGTAAAACAAGTAGGCATAGAAACCCCAGAGGGCGGGTTTGGCTTAGCTAATCTGGCAACTTTAATACCCGTGGCAGGTACTTACCTTGCACCGTTAATAGATAAACTAATTAAAAAAGGTGAACTAGAGGCAGCACAGCGCGCGGCGTTAGGTGGGCCTATTTTAGACCCTGCTAAAGAAATAGCAGCTGCTAAAAACCGTGCAAAGATACAGGCAGCGCTAGATAAGGCTAACGTTAAATCTCTAGCAGTAGATAAAAAGAAAACTGCCGAGCAAGCAAAACAATTAAAAATAAAGAAAGACCAACTAGCACTAGATAAAGCTGCCCTAGCTTTAGGCAAAGGTGCAGATATATTTGACCTAGACAAAATACAAGTACAGGCAGCGTTACTAGCTAAGCAAGATGAAATAAACAAGCTAGGCGTAAATGCTACAGATCAGCAAAAACTACAGCTAGCTAATGACCTAACCCGCCTATCTATTAAACAAACTATGTCGCAGCTTGAAGATGCTATAGCTGCTAAAGATATTGAGGCAGCTACCCGCCTTGCTAAAAAACTTAATTTAGATTTAGCAATACTTGGCGCTCTGCAAGACCAAGAGTTCAAATTACAAGATATAAACGATATTTTAGATAAGTTTAAGCCAAAATCACTTATAGATTTAGAAAACCTCAACCAAGCCTTAGAGCTGTTATTAAAAATGGCAGGGCTAAAGTTTAACTTTAATTTTGGCGGTGGCGGCGGCGGCGGCGGCGGCGGTGGTGGCGGCGGCGGCGGTGGCGGCGGCGGTGGCGGCGGCGGTGGTGGTAATGGCGTTGTTACTATTCCTACGCTTATAGAAGAACAAATTGAAACCTTAACTAACTTGCGTAAAACTACTAGCACAGGTACGGGTATTAACTTTTTATTAAAAGAGCAGATAGATACACTAAAAGACTCTATTACTGTTAATGCACTTAATGCACTAGGTGATGAGCAAGCAAGGCTTAGAGAACTAAGAATTGCAGAGCGCCCCGGTATAAGTGCTGACTCTACCTTTGACCCTGCCGCTTTCCGTATGGCAGATAACATAACAGTAAACGTAAATGCAGGTGTAGTAGGTAGTGAGGACACAATAAGCCTAGCCGTGCAAAGAGCTATATTAGATTTAGAACGTAGGGGCGACCCGTTGCGTTACACCGGTGGGCTATGACCCTGCCAGTAATAAACGCTATTATTAACTTTAGTACTGGCCCTAGTTTTGCCCAAGCTATGATCTTAGGTGAGGGCATATTAGATACAAACATACTAAGCGATAGCGCGGCTGTAATTGTAGATGTATCGGACGTAGTAGATACAATACAAACTAACAGAGGCCGTAACCCACAGGCCGACCAATTCCAAACAGGTACACTAACTTTAAGAATAGTAGACCAAAACGGCGATTTTAACCCACAAAACCCTAGCGGGCCTTATTTTGGCTTGCTTGACCCTATGCGTAAGGTAGCTATATCAGCTACTTATAACAGCGTTACTTACCCTATCTTTAGCGGCTTTATCACTAGCTATAACACTACTACGCCTAAAAATGCGTTAGACGTTGTTTATACCACAATAACAGCGGTAGATGCGTTTAGACTTGCCCAAAATGCACAGATAGCTACAGTAGCAGGGGCTAGCGCGGGCGATTTATCCGGTACACGCATTAACCAGATTTTAGACCAAATAGGTTGGCCTACCTCTATGCGTGATGTAGATACAGGGCTAACTACGCTACAGGCAGATCCCGGCACGGCCCGTACCAGCCTTGCAGCTATGCAGACAGTTACTTTAAGTGAATACGGGGCGCTATATGTAGATGCTACCGGTAGCTTTGTATTTCAAGATAGGCAAGTTACTACAGCTAGCATAGGCGGCACACCTACCGTGTTTAACGATAACGGCACAAATATAGGCTATTTTAACGCCGTATGGCGTTTAGATGATACCTTGGTATTTAACGCAGCCTCTATAACTAGGGCAGGCGGTACTGCACAACTAGCTATAGATCAAGCAAGCATAGATAAGTATTTTACCCACAGCTATAATCAACAAAACCTACTAATGCAGACAGACGCAGTAGCGTTAGATTACGCCCAAGCCTATGTAGCTAGCCGTAAAGAAACCTCTATAAGATGTGATGCCATTACCCTAGATTTGTACACAGATAACTATAATGCCGGCATAATCGCAGCCCTAGATCTAGATTTTTTTGACCCTATAACTATTACCACAAACCAACCGGGCTCATCTACTTTAACTAAGACTTTACAGGTGTTTGGCGTAGCTATGGCAATTACGCCTAACAGCTGGAAAACGACACTAACCACACTAGAGCCGATAATAGACGGCTTTATACTAGACTCAAGCCTATACGGGGTGCTAGACACCGGCGTATTGGCCTATTAGGGGGAACAATGGCAGCGGGCTTAGGATTTAAGACCTTTACTACAGGTGAGGTTTTAACAGCCGCAGATGTAAACGGCTATTTAATGCAAGGCGTATTAGTTTTTGCAGATGCAGCGGCGCGCACTAGCGCTATAACTTCACCACAAGAGGGTCAATATTCTTTTTTAAAAGATACAAACGCTTTAGAATATTATGACGGCGCAAGTTGGGTAGGCGCACCTGTTGGAGATATTACTGAAGTGCAAGCTGGAACTGGTATATCAGTTGCTAGCGGTACTGGCCCGATACCAGTTGTTACAAATACAATGGCAACAGAAATCACGGCATCGGGAGACATAATTGTTGGAACAGGATCGGGAACATTTGATAATTTGCCGATTGGAACAACGGGGCAAGTGCTTACAGCTGATACAACAGTATCGCCATATAAAGTAAAGTGGGCTGCGGCTGCTGGTGGTGGTGGCAAAGTGTTGCAGGTAGTTCAAGGCACGACTGCAACTTTAACTACTATTGCAAGCACAACTTTTACGGATACCACTTTAACGGCTTCAATTACACCTTCATCTGCTTCATCAAAAGTTTTAGTCTTAGTTGCCCAACAAATGTATGCGTATAGAGATACTGGTGGAGTTGGTGGCACTATAAAATTATTTAGAGGGGCAACTGAAATCTGGAAAGCAGGCGATACATATGGCGCTGCTTATGTAAATGCAGGTTCAGCAAATGCTAGAGTTATTCCTGCGTCGTATTTAGATAGTCCAAACACAACTAGCAGCACTACTTACAAAACTCAAGGCAGGTCTTTTTCAGCAGCAAATAGTGGCTCCGTAACTTTTCAAGATGATGGTGCAACATCTACCATTATATTATTAGAAATAGGTGCATAATGAATTACTTGGTAAAAGCAATAAAAAAACTTAGGCCGACAGCCGAGTTTTCAATTACTGAAAATGATTACTCAACTGTTAAGTGGGATATTTTAGAAGGGAAAGCACCTACCCAAGCAGAAATAGATGTAGCCATTGAGCAAGTTAAAGCCGATGAGATAGCCGAAGCCGAAGCAAAGGCAACACAAAAGGCAGCAGCCGAAGCAAAACTAGCAGCACTAGGATTAACAAGTGATGACTTAAAGGCGTTAGGTTTGTAACTTGCTAACGAGCTATAACGGCTGGCCTGCTAGTAAAGACCCAACAGAAATAGGCATAAAAAGTTATCCAGTACCCGGCACTAATAGAAAGCTTAGATGCGCTGAGGCTGTAGCACCGTTATTAGTAGGCTTTGCCGCTGAGTTTCACGCGCTAATAGAGCCAATAGATCAGGGCGCTTTAGATGAGTGGGGCTATGCTTTCCGTATGGTACGCGGCAGCACAGACCGCCTTAGCTGCCATAGCAGCGGCACAGCTATAGATCTAAACGCGACTAAACACCCGCTAGCAGCTGTAGGTACGTTTCCAGCCGATAAAGTGCCAATGATTAGAGCTTTAGCTAAAAAGTATGGCCTAACGT